GGCTAATCTCGCCAAAGTCACCAGTGCCTAGCCAGTCCTGCCCACCCCAATTATATGTACCAATGGAGTTATGAACGTAGATTGTCCCGCTTGGGAATTCTAGCTTTGCAAAAGTAACTAGGACAACGTGACCGGCACTTAGTGCGGTGGCGACCGCTGTAGGGAATCCACGACTCACGCTAGAACGTCCTCGACGGCTTCTATGTTAAAGCTGCTATGAATGTCTATTGTGGTATTCCAAGAGGCTGGGCCAGCAAGCATAAATACGCCCTGAACCGGCGCAGTGTAATCAACTATTGTATCGTCAGGCGGCGACTTTCTAATGGGTGGCGCTATGGAGATAGAAACGTTGCCTGATCCATCAGAGTTAGTGTCTGCCACAACCATGTGCAATTCGTTGTTAAAAGAAACGTAATCGCCTTCACGAAGGTAGTTGTTAACGTTCGCAGTAGCCCCGTTGCAGACTAAAGTTGTACCTGACTGACTAGCCCCATTAACAACCAAATTGCCGCCACCGGCCCCTCTGAGCGTGTGAGAGTGGTCTTGTAGGGTGAACCTGTGCTGCTGTCCGTTTAACTTAACCAGAAACGCCTGCATTACCTTTCGGTCATCGCCAGATAGGTTGTTAAACTGCAATGACGCTTTCCACAGCGAACCTTTACGCGATGCTGTCTGAACCGCGTTAGTCAAAGGTGACTGATAGGTGCGAGTGTTACTTACCAACTCAAATGTATTGGTCGCTGGCGTAATGTTAGGGAATGGGAATGTAGCCATTAAGCGAACCTTCTTCGACGCATGAGGTCTTGTATAGTCATTATAGTCTGCTGTGAAGTTTGCGCCATTGCTGATTTTATTTTCTGATCGACATCAGCGCCCGAACCTCTAGCGTCTACGTTATTAACGACAGTAATACCGCCCCCGCCCATTTTTTTGTTGGAGGCAATAGATCCGCCCTGACTTGGAATAAACATTTCAGGGCCACGCTCACCAACCATGTACGGCTGCCCTGCTTGTACTGGGCCACCGATAGCTTTACCAGTTAAACCGCCACCACCGCCAAGTCCCTTGCCCCCACCAGTCATGTTTTTCATGAACGATATGAAGCCGCCAGTTATTTTGTCAATTATGAACAACTGTATGGCCTGCGCGATTAAGTTTTTAACCATTAGCTTGAATGCGTCTTTGAGGCTTGCAGTGCCTTCCACAACGCTCATCAGGCCTGCGCTCATATTCTTAACTGTTGTCTCTGCAAAGCTGTCCATTTTCTTTTGGAAGCTATCTATCGGTATCTTGTGAAACGCTTGATTCAACGCCCCTAAAATATTCTCTAATGTTGTTGTAGCATCTTCAACAGGTTGAACGTCTGGTGTTGCAACAACTAAGGGAATAGCCAAGTCCTCTCTTAATGTTGTTAGCTTGCTTAATATCCCACCAAATTTTTCATCTAAATCAACAAGCCCAAAGCCTTCAAGCGAAACCCCTGCGCCTTCCAACGCTTGAATTTCGGCCTGTAACTCATTAAATCTTACAGCCATTTTGAGAAGACCATCTTCTGCAACCTTCATTTGCTCTGGGTCAACTATTCCGCCAACGCCTGCGGCTTTCGCTTCAACCTCACGCTTCATTGCGTAAAATGCTTTTAGGGAGGTTTCAGTACTTGCTAATTCTTCTTGCAGCGCCGTCAACGCGCCAAACTTTCCAGTTCCAGTAAAGACTTGAAAATCAATAACCTGTTGCCGCAAAAAGTTAACGCCGGTTATTATTTCATTGATCATCGTCTCTGCGCCTTCAGCGACAGCAACGAAAGCACCAATCATGTTTCCTGCCATAACTCTTGCTAGGTTAGAAAAGCCGCCTTGAGCATCGGCAGCGTTAACTAGCAAGTCTTTGAGGTGAGTGACGATTTTATCTAAAGCGGGGGCGAGCGCTGCTGTAATTTGATCGGTGACGCCTTTGAAGATTGTGAACAGTTTAGCCATTGAGTCGTTGGCATCTTCAACGCCTTTAGCCGCGTCTGATGACATCACGGCACCAAGCGTCTCTGCCTCTTTAAACAACTCACGCATTCCCGCTGCACCCAACTGAGTCATTTGCAGCAATGCCACACCCTCAGAGTCGAATAGCTTCATGGCTATGCGAGTGCGATCTATTGGCTTTATATTGTCTTCAAATGCTTGAGCGAGCTTGATCATCTGCTCATCGAGGGGGAGTTTTATCAAGTCGGCAGCATTGAGTTGCAGTTCTTGCAGCGCACCCCTTGCTTCACCAGTGCCAACAGCCGCTTCAGATGCTCTGCGCCCGAAACGCTGCATCGCCATGTTTAGCGTCTGCGTTTCTACCCCACTAATTTTAGCCGCGTATTGCAAACGACTGAGTGACTCGGTGGTGGTGCCGATTCTAGTGGCAGTTTTAGATAGGGCATCAGTGGCATCTAGTGACCTGCTAATAAGCAGGCCCATCCCAGCAACGCCAGCAGCGCCAACAAGAGCCGTCTTCATATTCAACGCGGCACCAGTAACCATTTTTAGGCCTTTGGTAGCGGCACGAAAACCTTTCTTGGTCGCGTCTATCGCCCTAATTGTAATGTTAACGTCTTTGCTAGCCATCTGCTTTCTCACTCATTATTTTGTAGAAAGCCAGCCACTCATTCATTTCCGAGAGTGGCATCTGTTCGGCTTCCCCGATGCTCATGTGCAGCCGATCAGCCAAGGATATTAGGTTAAACCTCAACTGATCGGACGTTAGTTTTTTTCCTGATCCTCTACGGATTCAATCTCAGCAAACATTTGCCCAGAGATTTCGGAAATAACACTGGTTTCTTCACCCATCAGGTCGTACTTGTCCTCTGACGCCGTAAACAACCGCTCTCCACCCTCGTCTGTAGCTTTCATAACTATCAAGTCAATCATCGCCGCGACAGTGGTGTTTTCCATGAACTTAGGGTGCTTTTTTTGCAGTTCATTTATGTCGTAGCAAGTTATCGGGTAACAGTACATAGCAAAAGGCTGCCCATCTGGGTCAGCCCATGCTTGTACGTCTATCTTGCGCGGAGTTACTTTTCTTCGATTTCTTAATTCTTTAGCTAAACCCATGTGGGATTCCTATTAGTTTGTGCCTTCGGTTACGGCCCCAGTTACTTGTGCTTCGAAAGAGCCTTCAACCATACCATCAAAAGAAGCGCTAATTTCTTTACTGGTTACAATTGCAGCGCCTGAGTAATACTTCTCGCCAGTGCCTGTGCCTGTGGGGTGCCATTCAAATATAATACCTGCGGAAGCGTCCATAATTAACTGGGCTGCGTCTGCATCGTCCCAATAGACTTCCGTTGAGATCGTCGCGCTTGTCAATGATGAAACGTAGGTTCTAGCAGTCTGCCCCATTACGCTGGTTTCAATTGTGTCCGCGCTGTCTGAAATGCTAAACGTGCGGACTTCGCCCATCGCTGTTACGCTGCCGCCTGTAATGGCGACTTTGATTACGCCGGTTGTGCCTTTTGTTGCTGTCATGCCCTTATGCCTCTAAGTGGTGCCACGGGTGAATTCATAATCCACCCTTACGGTTAATATAACCCCGCCTATCGGGGCAATGCTTCCATCATCGGTGTCTATACCAGTTACCTGAGTATCTAGTGCATAGCCGCCGCGTGATCTGTCTATGTCGAGCTTTTCTTCTATAGCTTCAACAATCTGGTTTCTAGCTGTGTCTATAGCTGTCGTTTTGACATAACAGACCAGTTCATAATCTATGTTTGCCAGCCTTGTAGTTGCTGCGCCGCCAACTGTTGCGTCTTCTCTGCTCTCGTTTGTAGTTCTTACAAGGATAGCTGGGTATTGAGCATTTGATAACTTATCAAACTCAAAAGGCTCGCGGGTAACCAACTTAACTGCGGGGGAGGTTATCGTCTGCAACTGCGTCACGATATTAGCGGCAATGCTTTCTCTATCACTCACTTAAACAACTCCCGCTGAAACACCTTGCCCAACCTGTTTTCCTCGCCGCCATTAAAGCTAAACCACGGTCTTATTCTATCAGTCCAAGCAGCTTTTTCTGCCGCGTTGCGGTTACTAAAGTAAACCTCAGCAGTTCGTGAGTCTTTATTCCTAGACTGCACATTGCGAACCATCTCGCCTGTAGCGTTTAGGTTAACCGTGTCAGGTTTTTGCTTACCTAAAACATCCTTCCTGAACTTGACGTAAGCGGCTGAGTAGCCCTTAAAACCGCCATTGACGCCCACACCCTTCTTTGTTCTGCTTAGAATGATATCCATGCCTTTGGCAGCAGTTAAGCCGATAGCCTTGTCTATACCCCTAGCAATGTCAGCCTTCTCTTGCTTTAAAATTTTGGCAAGATCTTTAGGCTTAACCTTCACCGATAGGGTAAGGCTCATCTAGTTAAACGCCCAAATGACACAATGTTCTTCTCGTCATCGTCTATGGTACCGCTATTGTCATCGTCGTACTCAACGCCATCATTAAATACTGCAACCAGTTCTTCTTCATACCGATTCTTGTAGAAGTCGATCATGTTCAGAAAGCGGTCATCTTGTACCCAGTTAGTTAACTGAGGGAGGGCGTACTTCCACAACACCAGATATGAGTTGCAATAAGTCCACTGGGAGTCCGTCAGGTAGGCTGGGTTCATTTCCCCCGCGATACCCTTCTTGTACCACCACTGGTTTCTAATCGTGCGCTCTAGGTCTGCCTGTGCCTTTGCGTGCTCACTGGCAAACGAAGTTATGCCAAACGTGAGAATGTCAGGAACAAGTGCAACTAAGTCTGAGTCGTTTGAGAATGCCATCTACCATTTCACCTTGTCAGCCCAATAAGCGGCTGATGCTGTTTTGTCTTTGCGACCTTTGGCTATGTCCTTGGCGAATCTCGCTTTGAACGACCTACGCTTGGCTTTGTCTGCCTCACTCTCACCCTTTCTTGGGGGCTTGTTATCAGCGCCTTGCAGCCCGAACCGGATGAGTCGAACCTTCTCGCCCTCTTTAGCCAATACTGCGTGACTCTTGTTTGGGTGATTTCTGGTGCGCTTGGGCTTGTTATAACCCTCGAACCTTTCGCCTCGGTAAGTAATTGCCATATAACCCTCAAAAAACAGTCAGCCCCGCCGGAACGGGGCCAACCAAACCGCCTTAAAGGGCAGCGTCGAAGAACATCTCTACACCGTAGGTGTCGTCTAACTCACCAACACCGTAGATGGCGGTAGCGTTTAGCTCGAATGCTCTTAGTGATGCGTCACGCTGTGTCTCAATCTGGAAGTCACGCTTCATAGCGATAGCCAGTGCCTCTCTTGAGAATACTGCGCCTTTGGCATCGTCGTTACCGTCGATAACAATGTTGGCAGACTCGTAGATGTCAACGCCAGCAATTGTTCCAACGTAAGAGTTAGCCATTGCAGTGTTTTGCGCGTCACCACCATTTGGGTTAGCAAACGTATTGGTCAGGTTTGCTTTCAACTGGTAAGCGTGGAACGGATGCACGACAGCGAAAATATCGCCTTGCGCCTTCGCGTTACGCAGAGTTGCAGCAGCCTTGAACAAGTCAGCAACAGTGATCTCTTGAGCAGCAGCGCCAATAGAAGTGCTGAAGCCGTCGAACAATGCCAACAGGTCAACGTCCATCTTGGTAGCGATTGCGTTACCTAGCACGGTGCCAAGTTCTTGTGCTGGGTTACCTGAACCCATAGCAGCAAGGTCAGTCAATACTACTTGTGCGCCAACCTCAGCAACTGTGATGTCCACAGAAGAAGTTGAAACAGTTGTGCTGGTCATGTCGGTGCCTTCAGTCAAAGCAGCAGCAGTGATTGCTGGGTACTTAGGAACCTGAATAACTTTGCCTTCATTTCCTGCGATGTCGTAGCGTGTAACAAGGCCAAGCATCAATGACTCTTCCTCAGCGGTAAAGCGAGCTTGAGCAATGATATTGGCAAATAGATCGTCTAGGGTTGTACTGGTTGTAGCAGCCATTGTTTTATACCTTAATCAAAAAATTGGTTATTTAGTCTTTTTCTGCAATGCGCGGTAGGCTTCTCGCCCTCCGTTATTCCAGTTATCGACCATATCAACCACAGATTGAGGCTTCTGTGTGGAGCCGCCAGCGTTACCTAATGTCCCAGCACCCGATGGGGTGGCCCTGACAAAATGAGGGTTAGCCGTTAGAAAATCACCTACCACTTCATCAACTGAGAGTGGGTCGGCCTTTTCGTTGTATCTCACTGTCCCGTTGCTATCTAAAACTTCAACCGAACCATCGTCGGCAAGTTTCAAACTGCTACGCAACAACTGAGCCACTTGATTAGGTTCAACCGCGTTGTACTTGCTAGCTGCCGATAAAAGCGACCCATCTATGAGGGTGCTTTCAAGCCGCTGCTTGTACTGCGATATTTCCATATCCTTCTTTTCAACAGTCTGCTTTAGTATTGACTCGAACTCGCCTTTTTCTTTTTGGCGTTCTATGGTCGCCTGTTCACGCTCAAGCATGAGTTGACGAGCTTCTTCTAAGTCAATGCCTTCTAGCTTCTTGTCCAGTTTGCGCTTTTCGCGTTGTACACGATCAGCAACAATTCGGTCAAGTTCTTCTTGTGAAAAGGTCTTCACTTCCTGAGTGGTATTTTCGGTGGCCTCAGTGTCCACGCTTTCAGCCATGATTTCGTCGCTCATGTAACGCACCTCTTTCGAGTTGGGGGGATTATAGCAGCTTCACAGAGAAGTCAACCGTTATTTTTTCTTTCGCTTATTCTTCTTCTTGCTGATTTGCTTCAGGCTCTTGCCGTACTTGCTTGGGTTCATCTTTGGCATTTTTCTTACCTTTCTTGGGGAGTGGGAGCAGTTCATCAACAACCGTGTACAGGTCATCAAAGTCTGCCTTTTCTTCTTCAGGTGCCGCATCAGCCAGTGGGCCAAGTAGCTCACGGATTGCTATCGGTATTGGTCGTCTAGCGCATAGGTTTCTAGCGCGGTCTAATTCTTTGCTCATATTTAGCCCTCTACTTTTGGTAGCCATTGGTGGCGGCAGTTATACCCGCCCCTCACTATGAAAGGGTCACCGGGAGACTTACCCGCCCATGACCCCGCCCATATTTCTGTGATCTCATCAGCGGTGTAGGTTTTGCCAACGTGTTTCTTACAAAACTCACGACTGTCGCGTATGACATCGCCGTAATACTCAAAGCTGTCAATACCTTGCTCTCGCGCAGTTGCTGCGGTTATCGAGGCCGAATATTGATTGAGCGAATCCGTTGCATAAGTTGTCGCATAGCGCCGTAGATTATTGCCGAGGCGATCAGAAGCGTAGACTGAATGCAGCTTATCAATTGCCGCCTTTTGTGTGGCTCCCGTAGACCCTTGAGCGATTTCAACCAGTCGGTTAATTTCTTCTTGATCGCTTGCTTGATAGATTCCATTTATGCTCCCTCTCAAGTTGTCTATAAGTTCTGCTTTCGTGCCGCCGGTCAGTGAGTATTGGTAGACACCAGTGGCAAGTGTATCTAGCTGTTGACTAGCCAAAGCCTCAAAGCCTTGAAAAGATAGCCGCTGAAGGCTCGCTATCGCCTCCTGCGCAACGCCGGTGAAGGTCCCGTAGTTGTTTAGCATAGCCAACTGGCGCGTTGCTACGTCCCTGTAATCGCCTAGAATGTCCTGCACTTCTTCCAAGAAGTCTTGCTCTATGGCTGTGCGTAACTCAGTTCTCGCACTCACTGCCCACTCTAGGTCGAACAACTGCCCGTCTGTTTCTGGCGCTGACTGTATGTACCCAGTGATCCGGTTCTCTAGCGTTTGCAGGGCATCAGACAACCTACGCTGATGCTGGTCTGCCAACTCTTCTAAGAACTCTGAGTAGTCATCTACCGCAGCCATTTCTAGCCCTCACTCTCTACGGCAAATTGACCAAGTGTAGTTGTGCCTTGGTCTATCTCTAGGTGTGACTGTGCCAGCTTCTCATCGTCTAACACTAAATCGGCAATCTGCTTATCTACCTCTTGAGATAACGTAACCGAGCGAACGCCTGAAGCCTTCATCTGCTGCAAGAACATTAGTTCTTTGTCGTAATCGCGCAGATCGAATGAGTCAGGGTAGAACACCTCAACGTCTGGGTTAACGTCCTGCCAGTTGCAGAAAAACGTCCACATCTGTTCCTCTGCCAACTCAAGCAAGTCTGCCTTCTCTGACAGCTTGGCGTTTAGCATTTGAAACTCAGTCTGCATAGCCACGCCAGACATAGT